CAGGCTGTTGCGGCCCGCGCCAACCTGAGCGACGCCGACCTGCGCGGCGCCGACCTGCGCGACGCCGACCTGCGCGACGCCAACCTGCGCGACGCCGACCTGCGCGGCGCCGACCTGCGCGACGCCAACCTGCGCGACGCCGACCTGCGCGGCGCCGACCTGCGCGACGCCGACCTGAGCCCCATCAAGGCTGACTTCTTCGACGTGCTGCTGCGCGCGCCGCGCGAAATCTCCGGCTTGCGCGCTGCGCTTGTCGGTGGCCGCGTCGACGGCTCGACCTACGAAGGAGAGTGCGCCTGCCTTGTCGGCACGATCGCGCACGTCCGTGGCGGCCAATACGACGCGCTCGGAAACGGCCTGAAGCCCGATTCGGGTCGCCCCATCGAGCGCTTCTTCATGTCGATCCGCAAGGGCGACACGCCGGAAACGAATCCCGCGTCGAAGCTGGCGGTCGAGTGGCTGGACGAGCTCACCGGTCTGCTGACCAGCGCGACTGCGCAAGAGGTGGCGTGATGTCAAAGACCAACGCAGCAGACCGCGCCCACTGGGACGCACAGGAACGCGTCTTGGCGAGCCCGGACGTGTTCGGCGACTGGTTCGGTGCCGAGCTGATGGGCGCGCAGGCTCAGCTGGAGTTGCCGGCCCAACTTCGCGAAGTCACGCCGGAAGACTTCGCCGAGACGCCGGTGCCGCAGCTGTACATGCTGATGGTCGACCCGGGCCAGAAGTCGGCAACGCGCCTGGCCGCCATCGACGCCATCAGCAACCGCTACCTGCGCGCCAAGGACGACTACGTGCGCCAGATCGCGCTGGCGGATCTGGAGCGGAGGGTTGCAGCGTGAGCCCGGCCAAACACACGCCGCAGCAGTTCGAGCACGACGGCTTCAACAGCCCGAACGAGGTGGAAGCCGCGATGACATCGCGTGAGCAGGCTTACCGCCGCCTCTTGCGTCAATGCGGCGAGGCGATCGGCTATGGCCGCAGTCAGCAGATCCTCGGTGAGTTGTGGGACGAGATGCTGGGGGCCGAATACGGCATTCCCAGCGGTCGCGGCCTGATGGGTGTGACGATTGACGACGCCCTGCCCCCGCTTCCCAAGGCCACCAAGCTGCGCCGCGAGATGCAACCCTACGGCGGCTACCAGATGGTGCCCGCATACACCGTGGACGAGATGAAGCAGTTCGGCCACGCCGCCATCGCCAAGGCGGTGCAGTCATGAAACGCATCGCCCAGAACTTCGCATTCATCGTTGCCGTGTCGTTCGTCAGCGCGATGTTGATGACGGCCGCGGCGTGCCCGGACAACGAAGTCGTTTGCCTGCTGAAGGAGTAAGCCATGTCGACCACCGCCGCACACATGACCGCCATCACCGGCCGCGTCTCGCTCGAACAAGCGCACGACGCACTCATCGCCGAGCGTGTCAAGCGCGAGCTGTACAGCCAGCAGGACGACGTTGGCGACTGGGCGCAGGCGCATGCGGCGGCCCTGAGTGTCGGCCTGGCTGACCGGCGCCTGGCTGAGCTGGCCGAGCAGGAGCAGCACGACCGCATGGTGGCTGAGAGCGTCGGGCACTTCCGAGCCTGTCGCGGCAGCAGTTGCAGACAAGGTCACTTGCCGTGCCGCGAGAACTACCCGCCAGCGATCGAGATGGCATGCACGGCCGGCGCAGAGCCGCCACCGCTGCCGTGGTGGGCGACTGACATCGCCTTGCGCGTGGCGCTCGTCGCGCTGGGCGGCCTGCTGGTCTGGCTGTGCTGGATGGCACCGCTGGGCAACTGATCAACAACACCCCCTCTGGAGAGCGAGATGAACGAACCACTCCCGGCTGGCATTACGTTCGAACACGTCATCGTCAGCACCAACTGCTACAGCGGCCACCACACAGAAGTGTGGGGAGATCGCTACTTCTTCGAGGGCGGCGACGACGAGGGTTATGAAGATCTGGAAGACGCCATCGCTGCCATGCAAGACGCCGCCGAAACCTGGCACGACTGGCACGAAGGCGACACCGTGCCCGCATGTGACCGCGTTGACGTGATTCGCGTTGACGCCGGCATCAAGGGCGCGACCGAGAGCCAGATCGACAACGTTGTGACGACGTCGCAGTACTGGGGCCCGAACAGCTTCGTGCGCAAGTGGCGGCCGGCTGTTGCGAAGCCTGCTGCGGCTGATCCGAACGCCAAGATGGTCGACCGTGATTCGAGCGGCGTCGTGTCGTGCGCGCGCGAGCAAAGCGACCGCGAGTGGATGCGTGATCACGAAGAACGCGTGGCCGCTCTCGTTGCCACCGCCCGCAATTTCGCCCGCCGCGCGCGCAACGAGCGCGTCTCGGCCGCCGCATGGACCGAGCACCAGCCGGATCACCGGCTCGGCAACTTCAACTGATCAACGCCTGGCGGCTCGGGACCCCTTAGCCAACTGTGGGAAGTCGTCCAAGCCCCCGAGTTCGCCGGGCACCCTTTCGGAGGAACGATGAAGACTGACAAGCCGATGGGCGTGTTCTACGACATGCCGTTCGACCAGTACCACGCGGTCGACGCCGTGAGCAACAGCGCGATGAAGTTCTTAGCGCGCTCGCCGTGGCACTTCAAGAACCGCGTGCCGGTGACGCCCACCAAGCCCATGATTCGCGGCTCGCTGGCCCACTGCGCGCAGCTGGAGCCGCACGCGATGGCCGAGCGCTACGTGGTTGTGCCCGAGGATGCGCCGCGCAAGCCGTCTATCACGCAGCTCAACGCGAAGAAGCCGAGCGAAGACACCATCGCCACAATCAAGTGGTGGTCGGACTTCGGCCGGGCCAACGCCAGCCGGCAGATCATCTCGGCTAACGACTATGCGACGGTCGGCGCGCAACTGGCGGCGATCAATGCCGTGCCCGAGCTCGCCCGCTACTTCTCGAGCGGCAACAGCGAAGTCTCGCTGTTCTGGATCGACCGCCTGACCCGCGTGTATTGCAAAGCGCGGCTCGACTGGATGCAGCCGCAAGCCGACGGGCGCGTCGTGATCCTGGACCTGAAGACCGCGGCCGACGACACGCCGAACGGCTTCTCTCGCTCGGTCGCAACGATGGGCTACCACCGGCAGCAGGCGCACTACACGGCCGGCGCTGTCGAAGTACTGGGCGCCGAGGTGGCCGAGTTCATCTTTCCAGTCGTCAGCAGCACGCCGCCGATCCTGGCCACGCCGTATCACCTCGAAGCAGAAACGGTGCAGCAGGGCTTCGACGAGGTGGTCGATCTGCTGCAGCTCTACGCCGACTGCATGCGCACCGGCGTCTGGCCGGCCTACGCCGCCGAAGAGCGCGTGATCGGTCTGCCGGCCTATGCGCGCCGCTCAAACGAATTGGAGGTGTCCTATGTCGACTGACATTTCAGACCTGCGCCCGACCATCATCCCGAAGTCGGACCAGCTCAACGCAGACCAACTCATCACCGGGCCGATGGACGTCGTCGTCACCGACGTGCGCGTTGGCAGCGGCGACGACCAGCCGGTGATCGTGCACTACGAGAACGACGCGGGCCGGCCGTTCAAGCCTTGCAAGACGATGCGCCGCGTGCTGATCCTGGGCTGGGGCCCGGACGGTCGCGAGTGGGTCGGCCGCGCCATGCGCCTGTATCACGACTCGCAGGTGCGCTTCGGTGGCGCTGAGGTGGGTGGCATCCGCATCAGCCACATGTCGGACATCGACCGCGACATCGAGGTGTCCCTGTCGGCGACGAAGGGCAAGAAGGCGCTGCACCGCATTCACCGCATGGACCGGCCGGCCAACTGGCTGGAGGACATCACCGACGCGCCGACAGTCGAAGCGCTCAAGGACAACTTCGGCGCCGCGTGGAAGCACTACCGCGAGAAGGCCAAGCGTGACGCGCTCAAGGCCGCCTATGACAAACGCATGGTCGAGCTGCAGCCGCCGACTGACAGCCAGAAGACCGTCGACCAATGGTCCGCCGACATCGAATCCGCCGCCGACAAAGACACGGCCAAGGCGCTGCTCGATGCCGCACTGTCCGCACTGCCCGACGAGCACCACCAGCACCTGGCCGCGACTTTCGAACGCGCCTGGACGTAACCCTTTCGGGCCAGTCAGCACCGCATCGGGCGTTCCTCCCTCGCCACATCGATTGCAGCGCTGCGCCGGTCAGTTTGACGGCAGCCCTTCTTTCACCACCACCACTGGAGCATCCACATGGACATCGCAACCCTGAAAGCCCTCGGCGTCAGCCCCGAAGAACTGCAAGAGCGCATCGTCGAGCAGTGCGTCGAGTGCCTACTCGAAGCCAACGGCTTCAACCCAGAGACCGAAGAAGACGAGGTCTACGAGACGAAGTTCAAGCGCGAGATCAAGACCCGCATTCAGCAGGCCGTTGACGCGAAGATCGCCGCCGTTGCCGCCGAGCACCTGCTGCCGCGCATCGGCGAAATGATCGAGAAGGCCGACATGCGCAAGACCAACCGCTACGGCGAGCCGCAGACGCCGTCGATGTCCTTCAAGGAGTACATCGCGCACCGGGCCGAGTCGTACATGACCGAGGACGTCAACTACCACGGCGAATCGAAGGCCGACCTTGAGGCCAAAAACTCCTCCGCTTACGACTGGCGCAGCTCTGGCCCGCGCCTGACGGTTCTCATGCGTAACTACATCCAGACGACCTTGGATGAACACGCCAAGGCCGCCGTCAACGACGTGAACAAGGTGATCGCCAAGAACATCGAGAACGCCGCCAAGGCTGCCATCACCGCAGCCGCCGCCGCGATCAAGGTCACGGCCGCCGCCTAACCCAACCCCAACCGCTCAAAGGAGCACGACCACATGGCCAAGAGCAAGAAGGCCGCCGCGGCCCCCTACGCAGGCGATGTCTGCCGCGAGTGCTCTGCGCCTGCCGCCACTCGACGAGCGGGGAAGACAACCTACGCCGAGCGCTTCATGCAAGCCATTGAGGTGCTGTGCGGCGGCACTCAGCCACCACTTGGCGAGGTCGCAGCGTGGCTCGACAAAGAAGCCGACAACCACGACCTGCAGGAATGGGTGGTCAACAACAAGGCGGTTTGGTGGGCGCAAGGAATTGCGGTGCTAGACGCCGCGCACGTCCTCGCTGACCAGCCGGAGGAAGGTGAAGGCCATGAGGACCGCCTCGCCGCCCGGCCCCCACAAGCACAGCCTGCCGCGCCATCGGCGGAGCAAGGGGAGGCGCTGATCAAGCTGGTGAATGAGTTCGGCCGGGTGAGCGACAACGTCGGCCGGTCTCGCGGCAGCAACAACTACGCCGTGAACACCGGCGCCGTCGAGCGAGCGGTGCAACTTCAAGATGAGATTGACGCCGCAATCAGTGCCCTCGCCACCCAGCCGGCCGCGCCAGTGGTGCGCAAGTCGCTGAGCGCTTCAGTCGCCGATGCGTTGCGGCCGTTCCTGTCGCCGGGGCAGAAGGTCATCTGGCGTGAGCCGTTCCGCTGGTTCGACGATGACGGCGTGCTGTCCAACCACTATGACGGCATGAGCGTCGCAGCCTTGGCTGCCGACTTCGGATACGAGGTGCATGAAGACTGCGAGTGCGCCGCGATCATCAGCAAGCGAGTAGCGCCATGACCGACATCACCGCCAAGCTGGCCGAGGCGCTGGAAGACGCGCTATCGATTTTCCATCCAGAGCCAGGCGAAAATCACCTTGCCCCAAAGTGGGCAGAACGAGCGGGGGAGGCCCTCTCCGCCTACCACCAACACACCAAAGCGCAGGCCGGCGGGATGGAGGGGGCTTGGTCGAAGTTCGTTGACGGACTCAGTGGTCTCGCCCCATGGCTGCGAGTAATGGCCCTTGACCGTTCGCTCGGAGACGGTAACAACAGAGCAATGATCGCGTGGGCCGACGCTGCCGAATCACTCATGCACGCCCGCGCCGCTCTTGCCTCCGCTCCAGCAGCGGCGCAAGGGCTGGTGACCGTCAATCCGGCGCCGAATGCTTCCGTGCCAATGCGGCCGACTGGCTTCAACGCAGCCGTGCAAGTGAAAGAGCCGGCGCACGTCTGCGGTTCAAGCGGCTTCGGTCTTGGCATGGACGACTTCTGCCCAGCGTGCCAAGCGCATGACGCCGAGATGGCCCGCAAGCGCGAGACGCCGGCCCAAGCGTTCGAACGTGGCCGCCTTCAAGGCATGTCGCAAGCCAATGCACTCTGGGAGATGGCGAAGACCAGCGAGGCGGCTGATAAGCCCGCAGCGCTGATTGCGCTGAACGACAAGACTCGATCGGATGTGGATGAAGCGATTCGCAAGCTTCGCGAGTTGGATGGCAAAGAGGTTGAACTTTGGCAATGGTGGGCCGTTGTGTGCATGGCCTTGTGGAAAGCGTACCAGCTTGGAGCCGCTACCACGCAGCCAACCCATGAGCAAGCCAAGGCCGAGATGGCGAAGGCTGAGCAAGCGGTGCCGGTGGCGTGGCGCACCGACGCTCCAGCATCGGAAGACGAGCAGGGGCGACAACTTGATCTGGCGCGCGAAGACCAGCGCCTGTTTGGGCATGGCGTCACTGTGAACGGGTGGAGGGTTCCCGCACCTCTTGTGAGCATGCTGGCCTCTTCGCCCGCCACAGAGCGCCGGCCGCTGCCTGATAGCGAGCTGGCTGCGTTGGCCTACAAAGGCTACGACGACTACTGGACCGAGAACAGTCTTGGCGACGAACAAGAGGCCTGGGCACGAAGCGCCAAGACTGTGCTCGCCGCCCACGGCATCACGGCTGGCACCACCGAGCAGGCGAAGGAGCAGAACCATGAGTGACATCCTGCGCGACATGCCAATCGAAGAAGTTCGGCGCATCGCTGAGAAAGGGTCGGCGAAGGCCATGGTCGGAACCTGGACGCTCGTCGCGCCTGACGGCAGGCAGTGGAAGGCCGACAACCCACTCAAGTGCTGCGCCGCCGAACAACGGGAGCGCGTGCCGGCCGATGTGGCCCTCGCACGCCTCCGCCTTTCGATGGAAGAGGACGCCGCAGCCATCGCCCAGCAGCGCGGCAGCGGCGAGGGTGGGGGTAAATGATGCACGACCCGTTCAAGATTGATTCGCCGACGTGTCTGAGCTTCAGTATGGGTAGAACCAGCGCCTACATGCTTTGGCGCGTGCTACAGGCGAACCATGGGATCCCACCTGAGTTGGAAGTTCAGTGCGCCAACGCTGGGCTTGAAGCAGAAGAGTCGTTGCAGTTTTGGCGCGATGTGTGCAACCACTGGGGTGTGCCGATCGCACTGGTGGAGTATCGAGACAACGAAATCGGGTTCGCCGAAGTCAATTTCGAAACAGCCAGCCGGAATGGCGAGCCGTTCGAGGCAATCATCCGCAAACGCCAATACCTGCCCAACCCAGTTACTCGGTTCTGCACGTCTGAGCTGAAGATCCGCACGATGCACAAGCGGCTTCGCTCAGTGCGCGCCTGGGAAGACTGGGACCAGATGATCGGCATTCGCGCCGACGAACATCGCCGGGTCGCCAAGATCAGGGCGCGCGGGACCAGCACGGAGTCAAGCCACGAGACGATGGTTCTGCCGCTGGCCGACGCTGGGGTCACGGTGCAGGAGGTGAATGCATTCTGGAAGACGCAGCCTTTCACCCTCAACCTTGGCACCAATGCCGCCGGCCGGACGACTGAAGGCAACTGCGTCTACTGCTTTCTGAAGCCTCCGGCCCAGCGCTTGAGCATCGCTCGCGAAGGACGCTATCCAATCAGCTGGTGGGTGCGCGCAGAAGATGGCAGCCTTGTTCCAGGTGCAACCGGTGACGGAGCCCGCTTCACCAAAGACGGACCCAGCTACGCACAAATCGAAGCATACGCCCGCGATCAGCGCGACATGTTCGACCCGGACGACGAAGCCATTGCGTGCTTCTGCGGAGACTGACATGACCATCCCATCAGCGCAAGCCGCGCTACAGGCGCTTGGTCACGGCAGGCCGCCTCGGCTGGAATACAGGCCGTGCGCGATATGCGGCTGGGGGCCGGCGCGAGGAATCCACAGCACAGTCATCTCAGGCTCGCGGGCTGGTGAAGCTTGGGGGCATGAGTACGTCGCCGCCCGCTCCGCAGAGCACAAGGGGAAGACATGAACGCCGAGCAGATCGAGAAGTGGGCCGAGCAGGCCGGGTTCGTAGTCAACATGCTTGGACAGATCGTCACGCCAGCGCCAACCGAAGATGCACGCACACCACTCACCCGCTTCGCCGAGCTGGTGGCGGCAGCCGAGCGTGAGAAGTCAGAGCGGCGCGCAATTACGTTTGGCGACATCGTGCATCACCAGGTTCTGGCGATGCGCGCCGCCGTGGTGGACTGGAAAATACGAGGTGCCGAGGCTGGCATGTGCTGGATAGCCAACACGCTTGCAGGACCTGGCCACCTGCCGAGCGAGGAAGAGATCGCACTCGGGGCACAAGCGCTGTTCGACAAGGAAATTGCCGAACACGATGAATTCCGGCGCATCCACCCGGCGCCTGATCTGGTCGCCGCCATCCGCAACACCGCCAGCCGGTCGGGAGGCTGAGGTGGACAAGCTGACGCCAGCCGAGATTGCCGAGGTGACCGGCCGCACGCGCCTGCACGCCCAGGCCGCCGAGCTGGCGAAGCGCGGCATCCCTTTCATCTTCCGCGGCAAGGCCATTGAGGTTTCGCGCGAGGTGGCCAAGGCCTTCGCCATGGTGCCAAATACGCAGGCCCGCCGCGGGCTCGACTTTTCCTTGATCCGCTGATGCCCAAGAAATCCAAACACCCGAAGCTGCGGGTGCACGTCAAGCGCGGCCGCGCCGGCCAAGTCTGGACGAGCTATTGGTTCGACATGCGCGGCACCGGCAAGCCAGACGTGTCACTGGGCACGGATCGCGCCGAGGCACTGCGCCGGTGGAACGAGCTCTACAACGAGCGGCCGCGCCTGGCTGGCACGCTGGAAGAGGCTTTCCGCGCGTGGGAGACCGAGGCCTTGCCGCACAAGAAGTCGCCCGAGACGCGGAGCGACTACACCAAGAGCCTGCGCCAGCTGCGCCCCTTCTTCGGCCCGGCTCAGTGGGCTGACGTTTCGCTGCCGACGCTGGTGCAGTACCTGAGGAAGCGAACCGCGAAGGAGCGCGGCCGCCACGAGATGCGCTGCCTGTCGGTGATCTGGAACTGGGCACGCATCAATGGCTACACCGTGTTGCCGTACCCAGCCCACGGCATGGAACGTAGCGGCTGGATGGGCCAGAGCGGCACCCAAGCGGTGGAGGTGTCAGACGAGGCCTTCGCGGCCATCCACAAGCACGCCGACCAGGCGCTGAAGGATGCGCTCGACATCGCCACCGCGACAGGCCTGCGGGTTACCGACGTGCTCGGGCTGCGCTTGTCGGACGTGCGCGGCGACTGGCTGCAGGTCCAGGCCAGCAAGGGCGGCAAGGTGGCGAAGTTCGACCTGCGCGAGTCGGTGGTGCTGCCCGCCATCATCACGCGCCGCAAGGCCGTGAAGACCGCTGAGCACCTGTTCCTGCTGGCCGCCGGGCGCAATCCGATCACCTACCGGATGCTTCGTGACCGGTTCGTGTCCGCCCGGGCCGCGGCAGCGAAAGAGTGCCCGGAGTGCAAGACGCTCCAACTGCGCTACATGCGCAAGCGCGCCGCCCAGCTTTCGGATGACGCCGACGACGCATCGAAATTGCTGCAGCATTCGAGCAAGAGCACCACACGACGCCACTACCTGGTTGGCGAAAAGCTCAAGCCGGTGCGGTGAAAACAGCTCCCGCAAAACCTTTGCTCCCCAGTGATAAAGTCCGCGACTTCCGCATGTTCTATGCGGGAGCAATCGACCCGGAGACGGCGCCAGCGCTCGATTCCGTGGTGTGATTCAAAATCCCCCGCCGCAAGGTGTGCCGGTTCGAGTCCGGCCCCGGGCACCAGTAAATCAGCGCTTGCTTGCGGTAGCGGTCACTAACGAGTTTCCGCAATCTCCGCAACCGCTCCCGCAAAAGTGGCCTCCGCCAGCCTGGCCCACACCTCGCTCCTGTGCCGCGGCTTGGTCACCCTGACCTGGTTGGCGCACTCATAGCCGGCAAAGTCTGGCGACTCCACCCACCTCACGACCGGCAGCATGTCGCCGTGGTCGGCGCGGCGCTGGCAAGACTGGCACGGGTCGGCGAGCAGGCCGCTGCCGAGCGTCGAGCCAGTGCAGGCCAGCAGGGCCATGTCAGTGGTCCAGGCGCCCTTCTGACGAGCGGCGAGCCTGCGTAGCCTGGTCGCGGTCAGCCTGGGTCGCGGCCGCAGCCTTCACGTCCTCGCGCGGGCACAGCGCATCGCCGTCGGCAAAGCGTCGCACCAGGCTCAGGTGCATGTCGTCCGAGCCGGCAATGCGGTCGTCGATCGCAGCCTTCGTGTCCGCGCAGGCCAGGCGCGGCGGGCCGCCGATGCCGTAGTTGTTGAGGGTTGAGCAGCCGGAGCAGCAGATCATTACGACGCCAACGGCAATCAGCAGCAGGGCCAGTTGTTTCATGGGGTACCTTTCTCCATGGGCAATGGTTCGACTTGTGTCCGGCGCCACCGCAAAAGGCGCAGTGGTCCACATCACGCCTCGCGCTCCGAGACCGCGCTGTCGGTGACGTAGACCGGCAGGGTGTTGGTTCCGACGGTGGGCTCGAAGACGGCCGGCAGTGGCCAGCGGTAGCCGAGCACGCGCTTGAAGCCGAAGGGGCTCTCGCGCACCTCGTCGCCTTGGTTGCCGCCCAACACCAGCAGGTTGCCCGCGGTGCTGCGGCCAGTGACGATGCCAACATGGCCGCCGCCGTCGCGCTCGAAGATGACTACGGCGCCGACTGCAGGGCCGCTGAGCGGCGTTCCCCAGTCGAGCCAGCCCTTGGCGCGGTACCAGTGCTTGGGCAGGCCTACGCCGGCTTTCTGCATGCAGGCCGCGACGAAGGTGCCGCACCAGGGTGTTTCGTCGTCCTTCCACCAGGCACCGAGCGCGGCCAGCCAGCCGGCGATGACTGGGGCCGTCGGCGCGCCGTGGATCTCGCGCAGGCCGACGTACTTGCGGGCAATGATGAGCCAAGGCGGGCTGATCATGGCTTCGGCGGCACGTTGCCGCGCAGTGCCTGATAGGCGCCGTACAGCGCGGCCGCGCCAGCTGCAACAAGGCCAAGCCAGCGTACTGCCTGCCCCACAGCGCCAAGCACCCGCAAACCGAGTTTGCCGGCGGTCAAGATCTCGCGGATGTCCTCCGTGATCTCGCTGTTGCGCTTCAGCTCGACCAGCGCGGCGGTGAGCCTGGACTCGACATCGCTCATGCGCTTGTCGCCCGCCTCCATGCGATCTTCGATCGACTGAAATTGCTGGCCAATATAGCGCTCGCGTTGGTCTTCGGCGTTCATGGCCGTGGGGCCTTGAGGGAGCATTGGCGCGCCTTCACTGAAAGATGATCCCGTTCGCGGTCAGCGTATTCACCGCAGTGGATACGCCGCCGGTGCCGCCGTTGAAAGCGATGGTTGAGCCGGTGGCGATAACGCAGTCGCCTACACCGGGCGCACCGCCCTTCTGCGCGTTGGCGTTTGTCGCGTCGACGTGCGAGCCGCGAGTCGCGGCGATGCCGTTGGTCACAGCACCGCTGAAGTTGCCGCCATGCGCCAAAACCCACGATCCCTCGGTGGCGCTGATGCCGTTGATGCCAGCGCTCGTCCCGACTGCGGCCGTCCCGAGCGAATTCGACACGTCGACTCGACCAGAAACCACTCGCACGCAGTGCCCGCCCGCGTTGCTCACATTGATGCCTGGCGCGATCACCTCGCCGCTCTCGCAGTTGATGCCGTGCGTGGTGGCGTTCTGAAAGTCGGCGTTTGCCGCCATCACTTTGCCGCCGGCCAGGGCGTAGATGGCTGTGCCAGCTATTCCTGTCGCCGTCGAGTTGTTGACGGTGATCTCGCCCCCATTGGCCTGACAGAGGTTGGTAACGCTCGTGAAGGTGCAATCGGCCGCATCGAGAACAGACCCGTTGTCGGTGGCCAGACAAATTCCACCGATGGTGTCGAAGGTGCTATCACGAGCTTGGGCGAGCGATGCGCCAATGAGCTGAATCGCCGGGCCGGTCATCGTGTCGTAATCGCAGCCGTTCAAGTCCCCCCGGCTGCCGCCTTCCAGGCGGACGCCGACGGCGCCATTGCTGATCAGCGGCCGATGCCCGTCGCGGTCTCGCAGGATGATGCGTGAGGCCTGCTGCGCCAGGATCGCATAGGTGCCGTTGCTGTCGAATGTCGGAATCGTTGCGCCGAACGGAACCGCCATCGCCACGGAGCGATAGACGAGGAGGCCCTCCTCGCCGCTGTCGTTGAAGTTGGAGCCTGTTCCGTAGAAGGTGCTGGCCCGGCTGACGAAGACGTTCGCCCCGGCGGCCCCCGAGAAATCGCACTGCTCCATGTAGCCCAGGGACGTGTGCGTCACCCAGACATTGCGGAACGCGGCACCGGTGAAGACGCACTCGGGCGTGGTGCACCTGCTGCTGCGCGCGACGATCAGGTTCGCGCACGTCGGCGAACCGTTGTTGATGACCCCGGCGCCAGCCGTTGCGTAGAAGTCGCTGTTCTCGCGCGCAGCCACGGCGCCCAAGTTGTAGCCGTCGTTGCCGCCAACCAGCTTGGCCTCGCAGTCCAGCAGGATTGACCATGTCGGCATCGTGGCGCGACGACCTTCAAGCACGCAGGTGTTCGCCGGCCAGGTGCCAAGTTTCACCGTTGCGTCAACACTGGTGATCTCGAAACAGGAGAAGTCGCCGTCCTTCACCACGGCGCCGGTGGTCATCTTGTGGCCGGCGGCGATCTCCAGCGTGATGGTGACGCCATCGCGGCCGGCGATGCAGTGGTCGAAGGCGGCCTGCAGCGTCGGCACATCGGTCGGCACGCGCAGGGTGGTGCTCGAGTCGAAGCGAACGGCCAGGCCGCGCGAAATGGCAGAGGTGATTGCCTGCGCTACGGTAAAGAAATCAGCCGGCGTGATGAGTTCGCGCAGCTTGTCTGCGGCGGTGCGGCCGACGGCGCCGGATCCGGCTTGAATAAATACCGTTGACGCAGCGTCGCCGGCGGCCCCGTCCAGCAGGGGATAAGTTGTCTGACCGCCCTCAGTATCGAAGCCCGACAAGCGCTCAGCTCTTTCATTGGCCGGCGGCAGCGCATCAATCAATTCGCCGGACGGTGCCCGAACAACTGACCTGAGTTCAATAGCGCCCGCAACCAGATCCTGCAGCATTCGAACTGTTCGGTCGAAGTCTGGATTCACAACCTCCTGAGCGCGAAAGTCGCCAGCAGTCTGGTAGTTGGTGTCACGCTTCAGTTCGCTGCGACGGAATAGCACGACCGCCGCCAAGTTGGCTGGCGGTGCCAGAAACGTGACGGTTCCGCCGGAATCAACGCCGAGTCCGGCAACCGTGTATTCGGATTGGTCAACCTCGGCGCTGTCAATCTTGGCAACGAGGTCTCCATCAAGCTCTACGAAGAAGTCAAACGCGAAGACGGTGCTGACGCCGTTCCCGACGTGGGCTTTGACGGGGGTCTGAACTGGCACCGGCATGGAGAGTGGCCCTCATGAGTCAACCTCCAAGGTGATGTCGTGCACGGCACCCTGAGGCGCCCACACTGTGCGCGGCGTGCCGGGGAAAATCTTCCCGCCGTTGGCTACTGCCTGGATGCGGTCTGGGGCCTGTGTGATGGCCCCAGCCAGTGCGTCAAGGTCATCGTCCCCTTGCTCAGTTACGGATGGGATCCACTCGCGCATCTGCTTGACGGTTTCGCTAGCCTCGCCGTCTTCATCGAACAAAACCTCGTCGTGCGCCCAAAGGTACTGGGACAGCAGTGGCGGCTCGATAGCGTCGAGGATGCGCTTGTTCTTGTTGGTGCCTTCATGATGAGCCACGACGGCACACTTGACGCCGCGCTGGATGAGCGCCGCCCGCAACATCTGCGGCGCAAAGGTACCGGCCCCATTGGTTTCGATCACCACCCGTGGAATGTTGAACTTCAGCACGTGGTCGACGAGCTGGAACACCTGGCCGCCCTTGATGGTCTTGCCGTCCTTCTCGAACTCAGCGATCTCGCCCGTCAGGCGCAGTGCGCGGTGCCAGTACCGGCGGCCCTGCTCATCCTGGTAGACGATCGCAACCGACGACTTGTCAGACTTCAACTTGCCGCTCGATGGGTCCCACTTGCAGGCCACGCCAACCATGCGCACTTTGCCGATATGCAGCACGGCCACGCGGTTGACTATCGATAGCACTGGCTCGCCGCTGTACGGCTGCAGCCTTCCAGGGTCAAGGCGAATTTCGTGCACCGGCTTGCTGTGCAGCTGGTACTGGCTGTCCCACTCGTTGATGGTGCGGGTGCGGCGGCGGCGGTCCTCCATCTCTTCCAGCGTGAACCGCTCCGGCCAGGCGCAGCCTGCATAGAAGTCAACCAGCGCTCCATTCGGATTCGCCAGCGTTGCCGTCGTGCCGCGCAGCGTGTAGTCCTTGCCTTCGATCAGAGCACGCGACCCTTTGCCAATGCCCGTCAGCACGAATTCAGGAACGAACGGCAGCGAGTAACTCGGCTCGCTCGCGCTATCGATGCGGTGCTCACGCTCGAACATCTTGATCGTCAAGCAGTCGGCCCCGAGCGCTTCGATTTCGTCGTACAGGGAGTCGTGCGTGTGCGGCGTGCCGACATAGAGCTGACGTGCCCCAGGCACCATGCAGTGCACCTGCTCGCCAAGGCGATACCGCATCTTTTCGCGGTTCTCTGGGTTGGTGATGTTCTTGGGCACTTCGACGTCGTCGTTTTGGGCCTCTTCGCAGCGCGAGCTGGTGATCGTGGAGAGAATGCCGGCGGCCTGCATTGACGGGTTGCGTTCATCAGCGTTGCCGGATACCCACCAGAATGTGGCCTCACCGCGGGCTTCAAGAGCGCCGACGTTGCGCGTGAGCGGGTGCCGCATCAGCACCGACTTCGTGTCGCGGCTGGTCTTGTGCGCCGTTTTGTCCTGGTCGCCCTGGTGCAGGATGCGGTAGCTCGGGTCGATGTAGTAGCGCCAGGCGTTGTAGACAGCCAGGATGGTTGACTTCGCAAACCCTCGGAAGCAGCGCATCACAGCAAGCCGGCCGCGGTGCTCCAGCCAATGGACAGCGCGCCAATGGATGTCTGGCACGTCCCATCGCTGCTCCTCAGCCCAGAGGGCAAAGAACGTGGCGAAGTCGACCTTACCGTTTGCCTTGGGTGCGCTCATCGAACGTGCGCTTCTTGGCCTTGTCGAGGACGCGGGAAACGGCCGCCGCGGCGCGCTTCTCCGCATCTGCGATCCGGCGATCCATGTCGGCGTCACGGGCTGCATCGGCCTCGCCACCGACAGGCGACGCGCCGGCCAGGTCAAGCGTGTAGCGCAATACGCCGCCAGTGGCCATGGCGTTTTTCTTGTTCCAGTAGGCGTCGCCGCGCTCTTGCGATGTCATGTCGCGAGGCAACTTATCGCCTTCCCCGGCGGCCGTCCAATTCTCAGGGTCGGCTTCGACAAGAAAACGGTCGGCCAGCTTTTCGGCTAGGGCTTGAAGCTTCTCGTATTGGTCTTGGCGCATGGTCAGTCTCCCGTCACACGTTCGAAGTCAGGCGCCCGATCCGGCACGGCCTCGCCTGGTGCCCACCAGAAGCCCTGGCCCCAGTCCTTCGCCGCGCGCTGCTGCATGCGGCCGAGATAGCCCGGGTTCAGCGCCTCCTGAGCGTTGTGCAGGAACCAGTGTTCCCACAGCGCGCGGGTTTGCCACAGACCGACGTACGGCAACTGCGAGTTGCCCCACCGCAGGGCTTCGGCGCCGAAGTGCGTGTCCTTGCCCTTCGCGGCTTCCCAGGCATTGACCACGCCGAGGTCACCAACCAGCCCGCCGACAGCGCCGGCCGTGGGTCCGAGCACGGAACCGAGCGTTTGCTCGACGCTGCCGGAGCGCTGCTCTGTCGGGTCCTTGAACACCAGGTCGCCGACGTAACCGAGCCCACCGCCCTGGGTCAGCGCCCGGGCCCAGAACTTCCCCTCGGTCATGTCGTATGGGTCTTTGCCGGTGACCAGCGCCTTGTTCTGCAGCACGATCGCGCCGAGCATCATCAGCGTCACGTTCAGCGCGGCCAGCACCGCCGTTCGATTGAAAGCCGCACCTGCGCCCGTCTTTGCGCCGTAGCCCACCGGCGCACCCTGCATGCCCTGCGGCGTCTCCAGCACGCGGCGCCAGTGCCTAGTGAGCATGGCCAGCGGAAACGACTTGAACTGCATGAACGAGCGCATGGCCTCGCCGCGCAGGGTGCCGGTTGGCATGCCGCCACCGGTGACGATCGCCCGAGTGGCCATGTCAGGATTCACGACGGCGAACTGCGCCTCGTCGCTGACGAAGCCCATCCATTTGGTAGCTGCGGCTTGCGCGCCCTCGGCGCCGGTGGCCAAGATCGAGTCGCGGGTGAGGTACTGCGCGCCGTTGCGATCGGTCGGCGTGGCCCTGCTGATGATGCCCCAATCCTGCTCGGTGATGCCCTTGCGCTCCATCAGGTAGCGGTCCCACTCGTCGAGCTGGGCCCAGGCCTTGCCGGCCTTGCGCGCGAAGCCCTGCATCATCGTGGCCGAGAACGCGCCGCGCAAACCGTCCGTCCAGGCGTTCATCAGCGACAACTTCATCACGCTGCCGGCCACGCGCCCGGTCAGGCTGTGCGTCATGTGGTCGCCGGTCCAACGGTTGAGCGACGATGCCAGCGATTCGCCGATGACGCCGTGCGCCTGCAGGAACTGACGCTGATCTTTGGACAGCTGCTTGCCCAGGTTGGCCAGCATGTCGAAGTAGGGCAGCTTGTTGTAGTGCAGGCTGGCCGCGATGGTGCCCAGGTCGGTGGTCGACGACAACACGGCCCCGCCCAGCTTGGCGCCGGTCTGCACGTTGCGCACGTTGGCACCGATCGCTGCGACGGCACGGTTCTCAGGCGTGCCGGTCTTGCCGCTGAGCAAGGACCAGTAGGCTTCCGGCGTGTTGCCGGCGCTGCGGTTCTTCAGCGTGCCGGCGCCGTCTGCCCGCTCCGCGATGTCGGCCTGCTTGCGAAACGTGGCTTCGGGGTTCGGACCGTAGCGCTCCACCAGCGCGATGTCGCGGGCCATGGCGCCGACGTGGCCGATCATGGCGTCATAGAGCGAGCCCTCGCCGAACTCCTTCATGTAGGCCATCCAGGCCTCGCCGTCCTTGAAGTGCAGCACCCGGTGCTCGCTGCCGCGGTTGGCGCGTGCGCCCGGGCCCCTGAACTGGCCGGGCTCTGTCTTACTGCTGCCGCCGGTAACGATGGTCTCGTGCGCCGCCTCCAGCATGGTGCGCAGCTCGGCGCTGCTCATCAGCGAGCCGTCGGCCTTCACGTACTGCTCGCGGTCGACCAGCGGCAGCACCTTCGCGGCCCAGGCTTTGGCGCCGGCTTCTGACACGCGCACGGCGTCATGCGCTTGGGAGAGGTAGCCGTAGCCCAGCTTACCGACGGCGCCGCCGGCTGCGTTGAACCGCACCCGCAGGCCTTCAATCGTCTGCAACCAGGCTTCGGCCGCCTTGCGCGCCCCCGCGTTGCCAGTGTGGCCGTCGCCATTGGCGAACACCTCGCGCACGACGTCCGCGGTCATGTGCGGGTTGTCCAGGTCAAAGATGCGCATGCCCAGGTTGCGAAAGACGCCGGTGCCGTCCTTGGCCTCGGCCGCGCTGATCAGGTCGCCCAGACTGGAGATCGCCTCGTTGCGCGTGCTGGCCGCATAGTCGTTCGTGTTCTCGATGTCACGCACCAGAGCTTGGGAGCGAGTTACGCCCTTGCCCAGCGCTGCCTGCGCGGTGATGCGCTCCGATGCCTCGGTGTCGCGCATCACCTGCAGGCTGGCCCTGTGCTCTTTGATGGCGGCCTCGGCCTTCAGGCTCTCCATCGCCCGGGTGGTTGCTTCGACCATGCGCTGATCTCGGCTCAGGCCCTGCCAGCGGGCGCGGTCTTCGCGCGCTAACTGCTTCATCGTGCCGGTGAGCGCGTCCTCGATCGCTTGCAATTTGGCCGCACTGACTTGTCGGCCGGCAGCCGCGGCGCGCACGGCTGTGGCACATTTCGGGTTCATCGCCATGCTCTACTTCCTCAAGTTCTGCGGCTACGCAGCGGTCATGCTTGCCATCATCCCAATCGCCGGGTTCTGCGTCAGTGGCAGCTTGCGCGGCGCCTGGCGGTACTCCAAGGCCTGGGGCCAGGTGATGCTGATCATCTTTGCCGTGGCCGGGGTCTTCTGGCTGATCCTGCAGCCGTTCATGCCGCACCCATAGACAGCGCGCACTCGGCGGCCACCTTCAACAGGTCGGCGTCCAGCGTGCCCAGCTCGTTGTCGCTGCCCTCGGCGATCTGCTTGCGAACCTGCTCCATCTCGGCGGCCACGGCCGGCTGCGCCTCTTCGATCGCCGCGACGCGCTGGCGGACGGCGGCGAGGTCAGGCTCTTCGGCTGTTGGCGCTGCCGCCTGCTCGCCGCCCTTGGCTGGCGCCAGCTCCGGCTTGAGCGCGGGCTCGGTGACTGTGGCCGGCTCAGGGACGGGCTCAGTGAACAGACGGTGCTCGGCCGCATCCTGAGCGATCGACAGGTTGTGCGTCATCGCCGCGTCGACGGCGGCCGGCGCCATGCGGCTGGCCTTGAATGCACCATGCGCAGCGAACGGCAGCGGAATCAGCGACGAAACGGCCAGGCCCATCGGGTCGAGCGGGTCGTACTGGGCGGCGATCTGGTCGTAGTCAGCGTGCTCCAGGATGGCGCGAGTTGCGGCCTGTTGGGCGATGAAGCCCCCAGGGCCGCCGGCCAGGTACAGGGCAGCCGTTGATTTGAGCGTGGGGCCAGCCATTGGCAGGAACGCTGACGCCGCGGTGGCGGTGGCGGCCAGCGTGCCAACGGCGGTGCGGGTTGCGGTGTCGACGCCCTGCCGCCGAAGATCCTCGGCTTGGGTGAAACCCTCTTCCGCCGACGCGAAGCCGACGCCGATGGGGCCGGCCGTCACCGCGGCGCCTGCAATCTTGGCCAGCGGGCGCACGACGCCAAACACCAGCTTCTCGGCCGTGCTGGCCGTCGCCGGGTCTGGCCGCAGCGATTCGGACACGTTGCGGAACGAGGCACCGGCGTCTGACACGGTGGCCTCGTCTGCGGCGAACTGCCGGCGGCCCTCGGCCGCTCCGGACTCGATAGCCTGGTCACCGAGCGCCGCGCGCGCCACCGGGTCGGCCTCTGCAGCGATTGCGCCGGCCGCGCCGTAGCCTTTCACGACATCAGCGACCGAGCCGAGCACGTCAGCGGTGCCAGCCTTCAGCGCCCGCCACGGCGCGCCCCAGGCACTGCGGTCGCTGACCGGCTTCACGGGCGCCGGCGGCAACTGCGCCAGCGCCTTCACCTGCGCCAGGTTGTCGAACTCCATCACCGCACCTTGATGGTGATCGGGTCGCCGTGGGCGTTGAGCACCGGCCGGCCCTGCACCAGCACGGCGTACTCACCCGGCCGCACTGGCATCAGCTGCTGGGCCGGCAGCACCTTCAGGAAGTCGGCCACGGGCATGGCCACGCCACCGGCGCGCACCGCACCGCCCGGCGCCTGCAGCTCATCGGGCTTGATCGAGCGCAGGCGAGTGGTGAGCGCATCCTCGTCCACGCCAGCCGGCAGCGGCAGCTTGCGCCCGTTGTGCTCGACCACCGATCCGCCCACCGCCAGTGTGACGGCGCGCTCCATGTCGCGAGCGGTGAGCCGGCCGCCCTGCTCTGCCGCAATTCCGTGGGCGATGAGCAGCGCCGCATCGCGCACGTCGGTTGAGGTCTTCTGGTTGCCGAACGCATCGCTCACCTCGGTGGTGATGAACGATTTCCAGCGGTTCTCGAGCATCTCCGGCGCGCTGTCGCCCTTCGTACTGGTGCCGTCCTTCTTGGCCTGCTGCCCCTTCAACACCAGCTCGGAAGCCAGCCGGCCATTCGTCGTCATGGCGCCCGCGAGCGCGAAGGACAGCGCCAGGCCGCGGTCATGCTTGTCGATCTGGGTGGCGAGGCCTTGTGCCGCCTGCGAGCCGACTGCGCCGGCCAGCATGCTGACCATTTGCGAGCGCTCCCTGGCCGGCAGCGTCTCCAGGTTCTGCTTCACGAACTCGGCCTCTTGATCAGTCAGCGGCGACACCGGCTTGCCGGTCACCTGGCTGACGATGGCCGACTGGTGCACGCGCTCGCCCAGCTGCTGAACCACGCCCGGAATGCCGTTGGTGAGGCTGAGCCCCTTCAGCTGGATCACCCCGCGCTCGTTGGCGGCACGCATCGGGTCAGCGGTGTAGTCGGCCTCGCTCTGCTTGACGACATTCTCGACTTGGGTGCGGCGCTTCTCCAACTCCGGGCTGATGCCGTTCTTCGCGATCTGGGTGTTCAGCGCGTCCAGCTCCGCGCGCTGGCGGGTCAGTGGCATCGTGGCCAGCGCGCCCACCTCGCGCGTCTGCTGCAGCAGGCCTCGCAGCCCAGCGTTGTACGGCGTGCCAGCGGTGGCAGCGTTCGCGCGCTCGAAGTACTCGGGGGAGAACACGCCTTTGTCGGCCAACGCGAGTGCAGTGTCGAACTCGGCCTTGGCTGTGCGCATGTGATGCTCGGCCAGGCGCTCGGCGCGCGCTGCCGCGACCTCGGCTTTTTGCGCCAGGTGTACCCGGTACCCGTCGATCTGGTTGACCAGCACCGCCCGGCGCTGCGGATCCAGGTCAGCGAACTGCGGCCGATCAAGTGCTTTCTCGGCTGCATCCAGCAGCTGCGGGCTGCTCTTGGCGGCGTTGACCACCCCGAAGGCCGCGGTGTACTGGGTGTTCTCCTTCCACGCCTGCTTCTTCGCTGCCCAGTACGCCTTCGGCTTGTCGCTGAAGGCGGCAAGCTGGTCAACCGTCTCCATGGCCATCGCAGTCGACTTCTCCGGGTCGCCGTTGTACTGGCGGCTGTAGTGCTCCAGCGTCTGGTCAAGAGCGACGGTCACGTCTTGCCGGCCGCGCAACTCCACGGCGCGGCGCAGTCGGTTGCCCAGGCGGGCCGAGCGCTGGTCGACGTCCGTCTGCGCGATCGTGCGCAACGTCTGGTCTTTGATCGACGACAGGCCGCCGTCGGCTTCGACGATCTCTTTCGACCGGTCGCCCCAGACCTTCTCGGCCTCTTCCTTCGGCACCACGCCGTTGAGCACGTCCTGAGCCAGCGCGTCGTGCGCATCGTCCAACTGGTCGCGCATGCCGCCGACCGTGGCCTGGGCCTGCGCGCGCTCAGCGGCCTTGCGGATCTGCTCTTGCTCGTGCTCGGCCTGCGCCTGGTGCTGGTGTACCCGGTCGGCCACGTTGACGGCCGTTGCGCCGAGCTGCTCGACGGCCTGGCCAATCGCTTGGTTGCTGTCGACGTGCACCAGCGCGCCAGGGCGGGCGACGACCTGGCCAGTGGGTGCGAGCGGAATGCGAGCCATCAGCGACCACCGCGCAACGTGTTCGGCAGATCGCTGCCGCGGTAGTTGTACGAGCTGCCGGTAGGCTGCCCGCCCCATGTGTTGTAGCGGCCGGCCGCTTGCAAGAAGGTGCCGCCCATCTGATACCCCGCCGCGGTCTGCGCCTGCTGGCCACCGGCGCGAACGACCCGGGCCTGGTTCCGGAGCGACCGCGCCTGCCGGTCAGCGTTGAGCAAGGTCATCATCGCGTCCTCTTCGCCAAGCCTCAACGTCTGGCGTTCCACCTCCAGCGCGCTGCCCTCGCCGATCTGCACGCCACTGGCAGCCATGCCAGCCACTGCAGCGCCGCGCCCGGCTTCGGCCCCCTTGCGGATCTTGGCGGCCTCCTGGGTGCCTGAATCGAGAACCTGCGCCGCTTGCTCATCCAGCAGCTGCCCCTGCGCCTTCCCGGCGTTGTTGGCAGCCTGCCCTTGCTGGTACTGTCCGCCCGCCTGCACGGCCGAGCCGATCATCATGAAGATTCCGGGGTTGCACATCAGGCGCTCCAGGTGAAAAGACGGAACTCGCCGCCCGGGCCGACGGACTCGGCGCTGATCTTGAAACCCAGCCGTGGCAGCCAGCGCATCGCGTAGTCGTGCCGGGCGTGCACCCAGTTCGTCAGCACGCGGCACCGGGCCTGCATGGCCTGCACGACCTGGTGCGACAGCTCCATGGCACGCCGTGGTCGCGTGCGAAAGCCTGGCGTGGCCACCATCCACGGCACACCCAGGCCGGCGTCGTTCTGCAGGCAGCCGAAGATGGCCACCGGCTCGCCGTCCAACTCCACCTGCCCAGACAGCGAAGACTTCAGCCAGCCATCGGTGAAAACGGCTTCGATGCTCTCGGCCAGGCCGGACGCGTCGAACTCGGCGCGGTCCTCGCTGGTGAGGTTCGCCAGCACGCGGGTTAGGCCCGCCTCGGTCAGTGGGGAGATGTCCATCATGCTGGTCAGCCTGCGTTGGCGGTAAAGGTGCGCGCGATGCTCAGCAGCTTCATGGGGAACGGCAGCCGGCGCTCGAGCGTGATGTCGGAGACGCCGTCGTACCAGCCCTCTGCCGCCACGTCGAAGAAGCCGGTGAACAGTTTCTGCGGCTGGTCCAGCAGCTCGTCGCCGAAGTTCGCGAACGGGATCAGCTCGCCGTTGCACCACATCGGGCCCGAGCGCAGCACCTGCAACCAGACGTGCGAGGTCGACATCGTCTGACCAACCGACGGCCCGGAGCCGGTGTCTGCAACGGGCGTGACCGGCACGACGGTGGCGGTGAACGGCAACCCCATCTGCACGCTGTAGGCGGTGCGTCCGAGTGTGATCTGCCCGCTGCCATTTGTGGTGTACAGGCCGACGTACAGACCGTCGGCCAGCACGGCGACCTCGGTGCCAGGTAGCCCTGGATGCGTCCACGTCAGCGAGCCGGCGCCGTTGTACAGCGTGATCCCGCAATCCACCTGCATCAGGTTGCGCGCCGATAGATGCGTGTCCTCGGTGGCGAAATCCATGCGCTCGATGTAGCGGACGACCGCGGCGTTCACTGTGCGCTTGACGACCAGGTAGACCACGTCAGCGCCAGCGCCAGGTACACAGCACACCGATTCGACGACACCGCCGACATCGTGGCGCGACCAGCCCGACACAACCTGCGTGCGATCGAGCGCACACGAAAGCAGCGCGCCGTCCGAGCGCACCGCCCACAGCAACGAGTAGGGCTCCTTCTGGAAGGCGGCTTCGATGATTTCGAGCTGCGTTCCGTCTTCTTCCTGCTGCGTCAGGTGTTCGGCCAGCGCCAGCAAGTCCGGTGCGTCATAGCCGTCGGAGTTGTAGTTGAACGTCATGCCGCGCAGCTTCTTGCCGCTGGCCTGGACGAACACGGTTTCCTTGCGCACCGACACCGGTCGCGCGGCCGACGCGCCGTGGTCGGTCTGCGGAACGATCGAGACGTTCGTCGGCGTGATCGGCTTCTCGACGCCGCCGCGCAACGCGTACTCGGCGCCGTAGGTCATGGCCAGCAGGTCGCGGCCGGCCGAAATCCAGGCGATCTGGTTGTTTTCGTCGCTGCCGATGGTGAAGGCAAAACCCTCGTCGTCGTTCGTGCCCAGCGTGAAATCGAGCGGCTCGGCGATGCGGCTGCCCCACACGGTCTGCGGGTAGGCGGTCGAGCCGGCGCACACCAGGCGCTGTTGGAACATCGTGATCGTGCGCGGGTAGCCGTTGGCGGCCGACCACTGGGTGGTTTCGACGGACCAGGCCAGCGCGGGCGCGGCGGTGGCGCTCGTCAGCTCGGTGAGGATGCGGGCGCTGACGACCGTGGTGCTGGTGAACTGTGTGATCAGCAACAGGCCGCCATTGATGCGCACGAAGCCATTGACCTCGTTGCTGCGCCAGCCTGCGGCGCCGAGCGTCAGCGTCGTGACCGTGCCGACCGGGCCGGCGACAGCAGGCGTGCAGGTTGTCTGCGGCGAAGCGTCGAGTACCCAGGTGCTGGCCAGGATGTTGACTGAGTCGAAGGCGATGGTGATCTCGGCCGTGACGACCGTGGTGCTGGTGTAGCCGGTGATCACCGCGATGCCAGGCCCGCACAGGATCGCTCGGCCAACGTCCGCGGCCAGGAAGACGGCTGAGCCAGCGGTGACCGTGCGGCCGGCGCCGACCGACAAGGTCGACAGCGTCAGCGCGACGGCCGGCCGCTGGCCAACCTCGGCGAACGGCTGAGCAGTGAACGGCGCCGGCGCAAGGTTCCAATTCGCATCGGCGAATCGGCGCAGGCGCTGGATGGGCACAGCCTCGTGCGCCAGGTACATCAGGTCCGCGTCCTGCACGTAGTCGACGGCGCCGATCTGCGCCTCGGTGTAGGGCGAGACCGTCTCGTACGGGCCACCGACCGCCACGCCGTCCTTGAAGTAGCGCAGGTACAGGTCACCCATCTCGATGACGTAGCGGGTCAGCTTCGTCTTGACGAACGGAACCACGCGCGAGCGCTTGGCGCTGTTCTTCGTGACCGCGGTGAACGTGGTGCCGACGCGGCTGTAGACACCGCCTTGGACGACGACGAAGCAGTTCGTCAGCTGCTTGGCGCCGTTGTTGTACTGCTGAACGTCGACACGGCCGAGCACCTCCGGCGCCAACTCACCAGTCGTGAAATTCGTCTGGACGGTCGTCGTGCGGCCCATGCTCAGCTCAGCGACAGCGTGCGGAACCGCGCGCCCATGAGGTCGAAGGCGCCGATGTCCTCGGGCCCGTCGTCTTGACTGGAGATGGCGCCGGCCTGTACGAGCGAGGCCTTCAGCTCGGCAAGCGCGGTCGCTTCGACCTGGGCCGATTTCGTGACCGCGTAGGCCATGGCCGCCTTCATGGCCAGCTCAAGCGTGAGCACCAGGCCGCTGTCGTATGTCGCAGCGTTGGTGTTGCGAAAGATGTACAGGACCGGCAGCGCAGACTCGTCCGCCAGGAACTTGCCGCCCTCGTCCTTGAACAAGGTCTCGTACCCTTCCTTGCCGACGCGCACGGTGCGCAGCCAGTCGCCCGGTTTTTGAAACTGGTTCTGCCACTCGCCCAGCGGATCAGCTTCGGCCAGCGGTGGCAGCAGCACTCTCGCCTTGCAGCAGTTCCACAGCTTGGCGCGCAAGATCATGTCGCGCACCGTCGGCCACATGTCATTGCAGCGCGAGGCGTTGACGGTCGTTTCCGTGAGCGACGAAATCGGGCTCTGCCCGAGGCGCCGCAGGGCGTTGGAACAGATCGAGACTTCGGACACCGCCATTGCTGCACCTGCAAGAAAAAGCGGCCCGGCCGATGCCGGCGCGGGCCGCGAAGAGGGTTACCCCTCGGAGGCGACTGCCAGAAAATCAGCCGGGGACGATGCAATAGATCTCGGCGCAGATCTGCTTGTTTGCGGTAGGCGTGGCGCCGGCCAGGGTCATGTACAACTCGGTCGCAGTCGTGGTGACCGTGTCGGAGCCCTTGGTGACGTAGACACCGTTGCTTGCCGCCTTGCGGCCGGTGGTGGCCACGTCGATGTCTTCGGCCAGGCCATCCTGATCGATCGCCACCTTCGTCACCCAGTCCCGGAGACCGATGTCGGCCACCACACTGGCGCCCATGGCGTCGCAATTGATGACGGTCGCGGTCAGGAACTTGGTGCCGGTCGGCAGCCGGACGCCCGACGCGATGATGTCGCCGTCCGCCCAGGTCACGGTGTCGGGCGAGGTGATGTAGACCACCCGCACCTTACCGAAGTCCGAGGGACGCATCTTGCCCGCATTGGCACGGGCGACCTGCTTGCTTACGATTTCAGCCATGGTGATTTGCTCCTGAAGGCTGGGGGGTTAGACGAACTTGATCTGGACGACCTTGTTCTCTTCGACGCGGATCGCGCCGACGGAGCCAGCCATCGAAACCTGCAGCGTGTCCTTCTTGTCGCCCCGGCGCTGGCTGTTGCCTTCGACGAAGCCGGTGCCGCGCACCAAGCCGGACTTGGACCACATGTAGGTGGTGTAGGTCGACGACACCAGGTCGATCGCCTCGTAAGGGATCCAGCTGATGCCCATCCACTTGCCGCTGATGTCGCCCTCATAGAGCAGCTTCACAGCCATGAAGTCGGCCGAGGTCAGCGTGGTGTCGCTGAGCACGTCCTCCATCATTTCGCTGTTGTAGCAACAGTAGAGGTCACCACCGAAGTCGACACCGTCAGCTTCGAAGGCGCGGAAGATCTTCTTGCCTTGGATGATCTTGGCCTTGGTGAAGCCGGTACCGCCGGCAGCGATCTTGTTGGCCGCGGCCAGGTCGGCCGTGGTGCCGTCCTTGTAGGTGACGGTGGCGCCCAGTGCCGTGAACAGGACCTTGTCCTTGCGGCGGTTCCACGCCATCTTCAACGCTTCCGGGTACGTGGTGCCGCCCGGGTTGGCCAGCATCTTCGGCTCGTCGGCGCGGTCCACCGGCAGCGCCTGGTAGAAGTCCTTCATCAGGCACACGCGGGTCGTGTGCGCGGCGTCCGACCAGTCGGTGTCGCCGTGGCGGACGGTGTTTTCCGGGGTGTCGGCGATGGCGCCGAGCTGGTTGTAGGTGAACGATTCACCCGTGATGGAGCCCTTGTCGGTCGAGGCCTTTTCGAGGCGGCTCGTGGACTGTTGGGCGAGGTGCTTGATCGTCGAGTCCCATTGCTGGACGAAAGCTTGCGTGATCGACATCGGCATGGTTGCAAAGCTCCGAAATTGATTGACGAGATGTCCAATCGCCTTCGGGGTGCTCCGCTCATGCGGACCCGGTCTGACGCGCCTCTGGGCCGGCAGCAGCCAATGCAGAGGTAGCGGGCTTGCGGGGTGTTCCGCATCGCCAGCGCGGCCCGATGCCGCGCACTATGCGAGCGCCCTACGGGAAAATCTTCCCGTCAAGCTGGCGCGGTGCCGAATTCTTTCTCGAACGAGCGGCGAACCATCGAGCCGACGCGCTCGTGGTCGACGTGGCGCGGGTCGGTGTAGGCCGGGTGCGCCATCAGCTGGTCGCGCGACATGCCGTTGAACTGGCCCATGCCGTCGCCCTGGCCGGGTGACTTGTCCTCTGCCATCTCGCTGCCGACCGCGGCGGCCAGACGCAGGAACCACGGATCATTGCCACTGGCTTCCATAGCGCGTTCGGCGTCGGCGCCAAGCAGGCTGCTCACAGCACGGAACGCGTGGCGGCCGTTGTCCTGCATTTCCTTCGGCGTGCGCCACACCTCACCCAGCGCCGTCTTGCAGGCTTCGGCGCGCTGCTCAGCGGTCTGCTGGATCATGCCCGGGATGCGTTCGAGGTATGCCTTCACGACGCCATCAAACTGCTTCTGCGACAGGCCGAGGCCGATCGCGTCTTTGCGGAACGCGGCCACACTCTCGTCGGCGTCCGGGTCCCATTGACCGGCCAGGCCTTCCGGCACCGTGACCTTGTACTCTTCGGGCGTCTTCGGCGGCGCGCCGTGCTCGCCCATGCGCTGGTGCAGGTTCTTGTACGCCTCGCCCAGCTTGGCGCTAGTGGCGGCCACATCCAGCGTTCCGTCGGCGGCTTTGACGTGGTACTGCTCGGGAATGCTGGCGGTCAGGTCAGGCTCCTTGCCGCCTTCGGCCTCTGCGCCAGCGGCCTCTTTGCCCATGTCCTTCAGGACGTTCGACGAGCCCGCGCCCGCAGCACCAGCGTCAGTTGCGCCAGCAGCCGCTGCGCCAGCGCTCGCCGCCGCTTCCGCGCCGCCAGCCGCCGCGGCGTCGCCAGCAGCTGCCGCACCAGTCGTTCCGCCGTCGGCTTCTTCCTGGTAGACATGGTGGTGCCTCTTGAACATGGTCAGTTCTCCTTCGTGGGTTCGAGGTCGGTCACGGCTTCATGCCCGGCCGCCTGGTTGATGCGGAGGACGATAAAGTCCACCACGGCTTTGCGCCCAGCCCTGTAGTCGGTTTCGCGCTGCGCCTCCAGCGCACCGGGCACGTATGGATTGCCACCAAAGCGAGCGATCAGCTCTTCGAGGATCGCTGCGCCAATCTTGTGGTCTTCGAAAATCAGGGCGTATTCGGCCGGCGCCACAGGCATTGGAAGACCCTCAGACGGGGATGGCACCGCGGTAGGCCGCGCCGAGCTTCCAGGCGTAACGGCGCTCGATATGGCGGCGATGCTCGTCGGTGGCTGTCTTGCTCAGGAAGATGCCGGGGCTCGGGCCGCCCCAGCCGTTGGCGCCGGTGGTTGTTGCACCCCAGCGCGTGCGGGTGATGCTGGCAATCGAGCCGACGGCTCCGGTGTTGGTCGTGCCCTCCTGAACGCCGTTGACGAACGCGCGCTTGTTGGCACCCACGCGCATGCCGCTGAGGACGACGGCCCGGTCATCGCAGGTCGTCACGCCCTGGCAATCGCGCAACACGTTGTCGTCGCCTCGCAGAGAGAACTGCGGCAGGTCCGTGGCCAACACGCCAAGGTACCCATTGCGCGCGGTGGAGCTGCTGTTGCCGCAGTTGAATATCACGCGGTTCGCGGCGCCTGTCGGCGGCCTCCCTCCGCTCACAACAATCATGTCGTCGCCGCTGGCGAAGTATGTCGTGCTGTGGTTCAGGTAGGTGTCAGCCGGGAAATTAAGCCCATAGCCGTTGACCAGCGCAACCAGCGTGGGAGCGAGCAGTGGGTCGGTCTGGCTCCAGTAGCCGCCACCTACGGTCTCGGTGACGCGCAGGACCTTCTGGCCAGCGGCTGTCACGGGGATCGTTCCAGCTTCATCCTGATAGCAGTTCGAGAAGTCGTCCAGCACGTCGGCATACGCGCTGCCCGCGGCGGCGGTGGCTGCGGCTGTTGCGGCCGCCTTCAGTGACGCGTTGGTGATCGTCATAAAGTATTCGAACACCGCCAACTCGGCCGCCTTCGGGGTCCAGTTGTTGGGGCCGCTGCCCGGGTAGGTTGTTTTGTAGTACAGCGCGTACGCCGTCGAGCTGCCGGTGTTCTGATGCCACTGCCACCAGGCGAACGGGATGCCGTGTGCGATATGCAGGAACAGCGCACCACACATGGCCGTCAAGCCGATGTTCTCGGTGGTATCGGCGACGTCGTCGGCGTTGATGTCGCCGATGTCGTCGCCAGACTCGCGACCCACCTGCTGCTGCAATACGGCGATGTTGTTGGCATCGCGGAATGCCGCCACGATCTCAACGTTCGCAGCGATCGTTCCCTCGCTCGACACCTTGTTCGTCAGAAAGTCGGAGGTGACGCCGTAGTTGGACAGCTCCGGGATAACGATTTCGCTCAGGTGCGACAACCCGTAGCTGTCACGCGGGCCGATCAACACAGCCATGCGCGGGTCAACCGAGCGGTAGTTGGTGGCCAGGTCGAGATACATCGCGCGCAGCGGCGCGGCGTACGAAGAGTCAGAATCCCGCGGCAACGGCTCTGCCAGCAGTTCAACGTACGTCACGTCATAGGCCAGCAGCTCGCGCGCCACGCGGCGCGACATGATCTTGTACTGCTCGTACTTGGTCAGGCCCTCGGCGCTGGCTTCAAAGAAGTTGGGGATACCGACGCCAAGCCCACGGTTGCCGGCCCCGTTGTTGCTGTCTATGGCAACCCCGACTTTCAAGCCGGCCGAGCGCGCCCACGCCACCTTTTCAACCAGCTTTGCCAGGTGCAGCGGGTTGACGAAGTCGTCGTCGATGTTCGGGCTGTAAGCATCGATGCCGGTCTCGTAATCGTCACCCCACCACCGCGGCCCGACGATGCGAACACCGCCAACACCAAGTGCAACGATGTCCTCCGCGTCGCCCTCGTAGTCCTCGTTCCAGGTGCCTTGGTTGACCCAGCGGATGTCAAGCACCTCGCCGGTGGAGCTCGATCGCCAGACCTTGCCATCGATCAGCGCGCGCTCCGGCAGGCTCAGAATCTGCGGGCCCTTGCGCATGATGGTGCCCAACGTCTCTGCCGCGCCGCGGATGTTGACGTTCGTGGTCATCGCCACGTCGGCCCAGCCGCCTTCCTGGCCGGCGCCCTTGTTGCTGTCGTCTGTCAAGCGGTAGTGAAGCGAGCCGTTGGAGAACCACAGGCCGTGGAACTTCGGGCTGTCTGTCATCGGGTTGGACATCGGCGAGGCTTCGCGGAACGTCGCGCTCTTGTCGACGATGCAGCGATGAAAGCTCATGCCGTCGCAGCCAACCTGCGGCTTGATGCCGGCCATGGCGTAGAGGAAGGGCGCAATGTCGATATCGGAGACGGCCGCGTCGCAGGTGCCGCCGGCTTGGCCCGGCACGCGCACGCGCATCAGCATGGCCGAGCCGGAGCGATGCGGTGTGCCCTTGCCCTTAAGCCGCAACTCACCACTGGAGTGCGTGTTGTCGGTCTTCAGAATCACGACGGTGTTTTGATCCAAACCCAGCGTCACCAGCTTCTGAAAGATCAGGTGCAAGCCTTCGTCGAGCCCACGCATCGTGCGCAGCGCTTGCGTGTGAGCGGCCCGCACTTCGGCAATGACGCTGGCATTCCACGGGGTCTCGGCAACGGAGCGGATCCATGAAGGAATGCCGAAGACCGTGCCATCCCTGCCGAACGATGCGTCCTCGGTCAGCGTCACGGAGGTGGCCTGGTGCCGGACTGGCGGGATTGCCTCGTTCTCTGGGTCGGAGCCGTCTTGGTGCGACGCCTTCGGTGCGTAGTACAGAACGAACGGTCGGCCAGAAGCGACGGCGTTCGTCAGGAACTCGCGCACACGATCGGCCTCGATGTCGGTGCAGTAGTCGGTGTAGCCGGTGTCGGTGTAGGCGGCGCGCGAGTCGTTCAGGTGGTGCACGCGAGCGGTGACCACGTTGCCGTTGTCGGTGGTGATGTCGCCGGTTTCGTCCAGCTCCACCCAATCCAAGTAGCCAACAGGCCCCCACTGCAAGCGCTGGTAGTCAACGCCAGGCTGCCGGGCCTGCGTGCCAAACGCCCCGCCGAAGCCGTTGAACCACTTGCCGATGGCGCCGGTGTAGTAGCCGTGCTTCTTGAGGTTGACAAGGAACGTCTGCGTCAGGTCGATGTTCGCGCCAGCGTCGTTGTCCCAGGCATGGTGCCGTTCGATGCGCCATCCCAGCAGCGCGGCGGCACGAGCCGGCGTGCAAAGCGGCATATTGCATGCGGCGTTCGGGAAAACGATGAAGTCGCTCGCCCAGTTCGCGTTGAACAGCGGGAACACCGTGGCGCCGAACCAATCCACCGGCGCGTCATCTGAGTTGATGACGAGGTAGTTCCACGCCTTGCCGTTGGGCGCAAGGATCGGCGGCGCAGCCATCTCAGCCTCCGATCCACCACACGCGCTGCAGGTGCAGCGTGGGGATCTGCGCCGCCGTCGACGTGAAGGCGACGGAGCCGGCCAGGCTGAGTGCAGTGGCTGTGTTCAGCGCCAGCGCAGTGATCTGCGTCGATGCGGGGCCGAACGACCCATACTCGGCGCCCGAAGCCCGGTTCGTCACGATCTGCACCGAGGCCGAATTCTGGTTGCGCACCTCGCGGCGGAAGTAGCGGCGCTCGCTCGTGCCGGTGGCCGTGTTACTCATGATGGTTGAGCCGCCGAACGTCACGGTCTCGGCCACGGTCAGCGGGTCGCCATCCAGGTTGACCAGCACATCCATCGCGATTGCACCGTTCAGGCCCATCAGGCCAGCCGGGATACTGACCGTCGTTAGGCTAACGCTGGATGATGTGCTTGATGCACCAACGGTCGGTGCCTTCAAGCCGTAGACCATCTGCATTCCACCGTCTGGCTGCCACTCCGAGCCGTCGAACATGCCAACCACGTTCGGGTTGTTGCCGATGTCGGTGAAGCGTTTGCGATCACCTACCGCACCAGTGCCGCGGTTCGCCCACAGCGAGGCAGGGAGATCGGCCGCATCGAGGCGTGACGTGATGTCCGTCCACGTCACGCCGTCGAAGTTGTAAACCAGCTTGTCGCCAACGTCGGTCAGTTGGTAGCAGGTATCGATGTTCAGCGCCGAGGCATTGGGCAACTGGGCTTCAAGAATCCGCGAGATCGTGAAGCCATTCATCGCTGAGACCAATGGCTGGACAACCCAGCCGGCGACCGTCAGTTCCGCATCGAGTCCCATGTTCAAGCTCCTGCTTTGGCCATGCGCTGCCCGGCAGCGTCAACCATGGTCTGTTGGGCCTGCATGGCCATTTGTTGCTGCTGCTCTTGCTGCTGCTGCTCGGCGCGCGCGGCCCGGGCCTTGGCGATCTTCTTGGTGTCGGGGATCAGGTGGCGCGGCACGCCAAGCAGCTCGGCTCGGTAGCGCTCGGCTGCGTCCCAGTCGTACTGGTCCATGACCTCTGGCCGGCCGGCTGCGGCTGCGGCTGCGAGCGACTGCTCATAACGGTCCATGGCGGCCACGTCTTCCAGGCGCTGGCTGCGCGCCATCGGGTTGATGAACCGCACATTGAACGGCTGGCCAGCGATCGAATCGGGTGGCGGGCTCATGGCGCCGCGGCGGTACTTGAGCATGAAGCAACGCACGACCAGCGCGGCCAGATACTCGGCCTGCAGGCGCCCGTACGCAGGGCCCAACAGCTGGCGAATGAGCGCCACGCGGGTGTGGATCTCGGTCGCGGTGCGCACCGGGCCGTCCACGGGCCCGAGCTGGTCGGACATCAGGGTGCGGCGAATCGAGGCTTCGAGCCGCTCCTCACTGGACACGGCCAGGTTGAATTGCGCATTCGTGATGATCGGCTGGATGTTGTCGATGTCGGCAACCGCGTACAACTTGCCGGACTGCAGGCGCTTGATGCCGCCCACGTTCAGCACGCCATCGTCGGTGGCCTTCATCGGCGGCAGGATGCTCAGCGCGGCGGCCTGCTTCTCCATCGCCTTAAGCGTGTTCAGCTCGCGGGAGTCGGGCAGCGCGTCGAACATGCGGCCGACGGCGTAGCTACTGTTGGGCAGCAACTGCCAACGCGGCACCATCAGCGGGAACTCGTGGTAGCCACTCTCACGCACCAGGTGCTTGGTGGCCGTCTCGTACGTGCACGAGGCGAACGGCAAGTTGCGGGCGAGCCTGGCGCCTTCGCTGCCCGTCGTGCGCGGATAGATCAGCCGCACCAGCTGCACCTCGGTTTCGGGCTTCTCTTCGGCCAGCTTGGCGGTTGTGGCCGACACGCTGCCGCCGAACTCCTTGACGCACTGCTCGGCGGTCATCATGTACTCACGGGCGATGGTGTCGACCGAGCCACCCAGACGAGACGAGCCGATGAAGCACTGCGCCAGCGGCCACTCCTCGAAGAAGAATTCGCCGGTGTCTTCCTTGATGTCCACGAACAGCGGGAACCAGCCAAACACCACCAGGTCGAGCGCGCACTCGTAATTGACCGAGTCGAAGTTCGACGCGTGGATGTCGGTGTGTAGCTCCTTGGCTTCGATGTCGAGCCAGGCCTTGCCCTCGTCGTCGGCGCCTTGCACCTCGGTTTCGAACCATCGAGCACTGGCCGGAGTGGTGCCTCCAACGAATGCCGAGGCCAGCGTGCCGCAACCGTCCGTGGCCACGCCGTGCAGCAGCATCGCCTGCTTGGTGGCCGCGGAATCTGCGGTGGTGATCGTGTCGCCAGACAGGCCGGCGCCGCGCAACGGGTAGCTGTGGTCGCTGCAGTCGCGCCAGGTTGCCTCATGCGGTTGCCGCGAGGTCTTCAGCGCCGTGACGCGGCGCATGATCCATGCGAGATCAGCGGCCACGGGTCACACCAGTTGGGTGCGGGGACGGCCACCAAGCAGGCGATGC